ATTCCATTTCTAAGGTGGACAAACCAGTTTCCAGCCGCAGCTTGGCGGCGGTCGCTTCTTTCACCGGATCGACCCAGCCGCGACCAGCGAATACCCACCGGCTTTTGAGCCAAGCGTATTTGTTCGAATAAAAGCCGGGCGCGAGCACGCGACCGAGGGCAATCGCTTCTTCCATCCACAGCTCGTAGATGGGTTGCAACCACATGTCGGAGAGCCAGCGGCGGCGGCCGAGGAAAAAGCGCCAGGCTTCCAACAACGCCGCGCGGGCGCTCGAATAGTTGGTTTTGGAGAAGTCTTTCAGGAGCAGCTCATAAGGCAGGTGCATCCCGGCAGCGATGCGCCGGACCACCGAGCCCATGAACACGCCGAAGGCGGTCGCGGGCCGGCCGGGGTTGTGGCTGGCGAGCTTCGCGCCGATGGGAATCGGGATCACCGCACCGCCTTCCAGTCGCGGCGCGTTGGCGGCTGAAAATGCTTCATTCCAGTATTGCAACGGGTTAATCAGGTCTTCGCCGCCACCGGAAAACAGCGCGGCGACTGAATCTTGTGGGAGATCGGATTCGATGAAGGCGGCGACCAGGGCATTCACCACGGCGGCTTTCAGCTCGGCTTGCGAGTAGTTGCCGGCCATCCGCAGGTCTTTCATCACCGCCGCGACGATGGGCTTGCCCCGGCTCTGCTCGCTGCGCTCTTTGTCGTAGAGGTGGATAACTCGCCGTCTGCCCCACGGCGTGAAAGCGGGAATGCGCTCGAAGTCATCAAAGCCCGAGCCGAGATCGCCGGGGTGGGTTTTGCGGACGTGATACGCGACCGGCGCGCCGTAGCGGTCGATCTCGACGCCCTTGCGGATATCGGAACGGCTAGCGAGAAGCGGCGGCGTGTCGAGCCGGTCGGCTTCGATCATCTGGAGCCGGGTGGACCACAAACTATCGGGACGCGGCTCCCAGGTCGCCACGGCGAGGGCGTCGCCGTTCATCAGCGCGCCGGTCAGCGCCTGATGGGTGAGCCCGAGCAGCGTTTGGGTTCTGGCGGCGTCGCATTCGGCGGAGTCCGACCACGTTTGAAACCACGCCTCGACACTGTTGCCCCACTCGTCCGACCATTCCTTGTCACGGCCGAGCATCCGATAAGCGGGCTGGGCGGACAGGCGCAGGACGTGACCGACGATGTTGTCGCGGTAGGTTTGATAGGCGCTGGCGGTCAGCGCCTCGTTGCGGCCGAGGTCGCGGCCTCGGCCCCACATCGTGGGCAGCTCGTCCAGCAAATCGGCGTCGGCGGAGCCGAGCGGCGGGTTCCAGCCGGCGAAGGCGCGCGAGGTCCGGTCGGCGGCGTCGTGGGCGGGCTGGCCGAAGACCGTCAGCGCGAGGCGCTGGCCGTCCGGGGCCAGGATGCGGGGGCGCGGGACGAGGGCTAGTGGACCCATGGGAATATCGGCCGGGTGGCGCGCGGTTTGGGCACTATGCCATCGGGCGCGGCCAAGGCCGCCTCGCGGGCGGCGTGAAGCCGCGCTAACTCCTCGGCCAAGTTGTCGAGGGTCAAGCTACCGTTGGCGAACGACATTGATAGATCGCCTTTCGCGAACCGCTGAAGGAGATCGCCGGACAACAGCGACTTGCGCGCCTCAAGGACCGAGGCGATCAGTTCGTCAATTTGCGGGACGGTAAATCCGATATAGGCGGAGAAGCTGCACGACATGCCCCCGTAATACAGGAGCGGCGGCGCGCGTTACATGCGAAAATTTCTTACGAAAATTTCTTAGATTGATTCGCCGATGATTTCCACCGTCCGCCGGGTCACGCCGTGGCGCTTGGCGATTTCGTTCGGCGCGAGGCCGGCGGCGGCATCGGCGCGGATGGCGCTGGCCCGGCGCTGGTTGTCGGTGCGGGGCCAGTAGAGCGTTTGGCCGCCGATCCGCCAGCACAGGCGGGCGACGATGGCGTCCGCCAGCGCTTGGCCTTGCAGGCCGGCATCGATGGCGATGGCGATTTCGCCTCGCACGTCTTCGAGTAACACGCTCACGGCAGGCCCTCGGCTCTGGTTGATTTTAGGTTAAGCAAGGATTCCCAACGCTTGGCGGCAGGCGCATCGGGACGTTGGGAGCGTTCGAGCTGCGCCCAGTTGACCGGACGGGCCAGTAAGGCGGCCAGCGCATAGGCCGCGCAGTCCAATACCTCGTTGCGCTTTCCGGGCGGCAATACCCATTCGCGCACCGGCTTGCCTTTAACGTATTTGGTTCGGACAACTTCGCTGGTCAGTTGCTGGAGAAATGCCTTATCGACGCTCGCCGGCAAATGGATATGCCCAGGCCCATCCCCCGCTTTGCGTAGGCGCGCATAGATTGCGTCCTTTGCGGTATCGCTGCCGACGATCCAAAAATGTGCGTCGTATTTTTTTGATTTGCGGGCTTTCGGTATCCAGACCGGCCGCGCGCCCCCCATGCCTCGGATGGCGTGGATATGACGGCCGGATCGCTCTTTGCAAAACGCATACGCCTGCGAGGTATGATGCCCGCCCGAATCGATGCAGGCCGCGCCGATCCGCAGCGTGCGCCCGTCTTCCGTTTTCCACGTTTCCAGCAACAGCGAGTCCAGGTCGCTCCACGCGCCGTCGTGGGTCGGATCGGAACTGATGACTCGGTGCTCGATGACCCACGCCTCCGGCGGAGCGTCTTTGGCGTCTTGCCGGAAGCCCCATACCGTGCATTCGATCCGGTCGTCTTGCAAGTCGGCTCCGGCGGTCAGGTAAAGCACCCGCGCGGGGATGCGTTCGGGGCCATAGTTTTCTCGCCGCGCCAGCAAGGCGTCCGCGTCAGTCCGCTCGACTTTCTCTTTCCAGGTTTCGCCCAGCGTGGTGTTGACAAAGAATTTTTGCTTCCCCGGATCGCCCTTCGCCGAGATCCACTCGCGCGCGACGTCCGTCCATGTTGCCTGCGGGCTGTAAGCGGTCCACACGTGGAAGGCGATATGGCGCGGGGCGGGGATACGTTTGTCGTCCGCGTTGAAAAATTCAACGCCGTTGCGGGTCCAGTTTCCGTTCTCGTCGCGGTAAATCCCTTGCTCCCATACCCGCAAATAGTCTTGTTGGCCGAACTCGGCTGAGCATGAAGCGCAGAGGTGGCGGACGGATTCCGGCTCGGCCGGCCGCCATTTGAAGCCGGCGGCTTCGTGCTTTCCGCCGAAGATCAGCGGTTGCGAATGCCCGCAATGGGGGCACGGGATGTGATAGCGATAGAGCCCGTCAGCCTCTTTGACTCGACTGGCGATCAGCGAGGTTTCTTCTATCGTCGGCGTCGAGCCGCACACGAACTTTTTGAAGGTCGCTCCTTCGAGGCGCTTCAAAATCAATTTATCGGACGGGCCTTCGTTCTGAATGTCGGCGTCGAAGCCGTCGGCTTCATCTTGGTAAGCGACCCCCAGCGTCAGCCGGCGATAGTTCTTGGCGCTTTTCCCGCCTCGGATATGCAGCATCGAGCCGAAAAAAGTTTTTTGGCGGAGTGTGTTGTGTTTTGACTTGGTGTTGTAGAACGGGAAAATCTTCTGCACCGCCGGAACATCTCGGATCATCGTATCGATTTCGGTTTTGACGAACTCATCGGCATCATCGTCAACCGGCTGCCAAACGCACTGATTCCGTCTTTTATGAACGGCAAAGTACGCCATCGCCGCCAGAATGATTTTGGTGTACCCCACCCTGGCGGATTTTTGCAGCGTCACCTCTTGAATATCGTCGTTGCCGATCGCGTTCATGATCGCCAGTTGATACGGGTACGCCACCCAGCGGCCCTCGACGTAAGATGACTCGGGCGATAGGTAGAAGTGCTGGGCGGCCCACTCACTCAGCCGTAGCGGCGGGGGTTTCCGAAACGCCCCCAGCCCCAACCTCACCGCTTTCGCCATCGGCGCTGTCAACATTAATCCGAATGTCGGCACAGGCATTTTGACATTTCACCAGTTCGCGCTTGATCGTTTCCAGGTCGGTCGCGGTCAGATCCGGTCGCGCCCGCTTCAAAAGGCCGGGCAAGGTTTCAAGGATTGCTGATACTTGGGCGGCCAAGGTCGCCAAGGCATGAGTCAGCAACGCGACCGGCGCTAACTCATTTCGTAACTGCTGTTCCTTGATCTCCTTCAGTCGCGTGTCAGCGCGCAGGTTAAGCGCGCGTTCTCGGTCCACTTCGATGATGTCCGCGCTGCCGAATCTCCTAAGCCCCCACAGAAATACAGCGCGAGGGTCGTATTCGGACTTGACGCCGACTCCTCGATCCGCTACCGGCAGCGGATCGCGCTCATCTTTCTGCCAGTTAGAGACGGCCCTGACCGTTACGCCGAACAGCTCGGCCACCTGCTCCGTAGTTAGCGGATTCTTCATTCATTTTCTAGGCACGTAAGAACTTTAGAGGGCGTTGTAAATAGCGAGAATCCGGGGTTCCAACT